GCGGGTGTTATTCGTGGAAGTAATTATACTTGGATTACTGAAATTATGAAACCTACAATAAAAGGTAATATTCACACAATATCTCTATGCGAGAATATTTACAGTTCTTTTAAAAGTGATTTTGTTAGTTTATACTATGATGATACCAAAGAAGACCTTCATTTTTGGTGGGAACAACCAAATAATCATTGGAAATCTTAAATAAATAGTTTTTAGTTAAATTAGGGATAGCAACCCCGTAAAAAGTTCTGATTTAACCAATCAGGAGCAAAAAAATGGGACAACCCTCGGATAGAGACAAGGATTACATGAAAGAAGTGTGGGGAACTACAAAATTAATCACAGATTACACGGTAAAACCACCAAAAATGCTTCGTGAGATTGCAAATGACGATTTAACACCAAAAAAACATGATTTTGTGACTCAAAACGAACTTCATGAGAAAATTCGTAACGATGATGACTATGATGATTGGGAATATGGAGCAGAACCATTATATGAGTCAAAAAACTATAATAAATAAGATAGATTTAGAGTATTAAATGCCTTTAGAAAGGGTAAGTCAAGGTTTTAAAGATATTAGTATGACTTTTCAGAGTAATCCTTTGAATAGTGACTTGATTGCCCTTAAAAATGAAATCGCTATCGCACGTTCAATTCGAAATATTGTATTTACTGTACCAGGAGAGAAATTTTTCAACGAAAATTTTGGTTCTAATATAAGTAGATCTCTTTTTGAAAATATTGATGAAATTACAGCCTCTATAATTGTTGATGAAATTAGACAATCAATTCAAAATTTTGAATCAAGAGTTAATTTAATTGACTTACAGGCATTTCCTGATTTTGATAATAATTCTTTTGATATAAAAATAATTTATGAGATTGTGGGAGCAGATGTTCCACCGCAACAATTGGAGTTTGTTTTACAACCAACTAGGTAAAGATGCCATTAGTAAATTTTTCTAATCTGGATTTTGATCAGATTAAAACAACACTTAAAACTTATTTAAAATCAAATTCTAATTTTACTGATTATGATTTTGAAGGATCTAACCTATCTACGATTCTTGATGTTTTAGCATATAATACCTACATCACTTCATACAATGCAAATATGGTTGCAAATGAAGTATTCATTGATAGTGCAACTCTTAGAGAAAATGTAGTAGCACTTGCAAGAAATATTGGATATATTCCAAAATCACGAAAAGCAGCAAGAGCAACTGTTAGTTTTTTTATAGACACAACTAACATTACTCCAATTCCATCTTCTATAACTCTCAAAAAAGGTCCTATCGCATCAACATCCGGATCTTTTGGTTCTCAATCTTTTGTATATTCCATTTTAGAAGATATTACTGTTCCTATATTTGATGGAATAGCAAGTTTTAATGATATCTCAATTTATGAAGGAACTCTTTTAACATCAAATTTTGTTTATAATACAAGAAATGTAAATCAAAGATTCATATTACCAAACATTGGAATTGACACTGAATTAATTTCAGTAAATATAAAACCAAATGAGCAATCAACATCACAAGTTACATATATTATTCAAGATAGTTTATTTACAGTAAAACCAGATTCAAAAGTTTATTATTTACAAGAAATAGAAAATGAAAGATACGAACTTTTATTTGGTGATAATAAGTTTGGAAAGGCTTTAGAGGAAGGAAACTATATTACCGCAAATTATATTGTTTCAAATGGTGATAGTGCAAATGGTGTAAATCAATTTACATTCGCTGGTAGACTTACTTATACAAGAAACTCAGTAGAATATACAGTTACTTCTGGAATTTCTTTATTGACAACTGGTTTAATTTCTTCTGGTGGTGAACAGATAGAATCTGTAGAATCTGTTAAAAAATTTGCTCCAAGAATTTATGCATCTCAAAATAGAGCTTTAACTGCTGATGATTATGAATCTTTAATACCATCAAAGATATATCCAGAAACTGAATCAATTTCTGTTTTTGGTGGAGAAGAATTAATTCCACCACAATATGGAAAAGTTTTTATTAGCATTAAACCAAGATTTGGTGACTTTTTACCAAATCTGGTAAAAGAGAATATAAAACTAAGATTAAAAAAATATGCTGTGGCAGGAATAATACCTGAAATTTTAGACTTAAAATATATTTATCTAGAAATAAATTCAAAAGTATATTACAATTCAAATTTTGCACCATCTTCAGAATATGTTTCTACAGTTGTTCAAACTAATACGACAAAATATTCCGAATCTTCAGAATTAAACAAATATGGTGCTAGATTTAAATATAGCAAATTTTTAAAAACTATTGATGAAAGTCACGAATCAATAACATCAAATATAACTACATTGCAAATGAGAAGAGACTTAAGAGTTGTATTGAATTCTTTTGCAGAATATCAAATAGGATTTGGTAATGAATTTCATATTAATAATATGAATGGATATAATATTAAGTCTAGTGCTTTCAGAATATCACAAATACAACAAAACGTATATCTTTCTGACGTACCCAATACAAACAGAACAGATGGATCTATATTTTTGTTTACACTACCTTCTGCAAATTCAACAAACCCTACAATAGTAAGAAGAAACGTTGGTAATATAAATTATAAGAAAGGTATAATAACATTAAACCCTATTAATATTTTAGCAGGAAAAATAAAAGATGGGCAAACAATTATTGAAATTTCTGGAATTCCCCATTCAAATGATGTTGTTGGATTACAAGACTTATATTTGCAACTAGATATTAGTAGTAGTAATTTTGAAATGATTGTAGATAATATTTCTTCTGGACTTGATCCATCAGCATCAAATTATATCTCATCTTCTAGTTACGTAAATGGAAGTTTAGTTCGTTCAGGAGGTAATTTTAGTGAAATATCTCAAAATAATGTAAATACAACATCTAGAACTCTGCCAAGTTCTGCTGCTGGTGGAACTTCTTCATCTGGTTCATCAAGTCCATCATCAAGTTCATCACCATCAAGTTCATCATATAGTTCATCATCAAGTTCATCATATTAATAAAAAAAAAAAATAAAAAAAGAAAATGACGGAAAAAAGAATTCAATTCAGTAACATTGTTCAAAATCAACTCCCTGCATACGTCAGAGAAGAATATCCATTAATATCTGAATTTTTAAAACAATATTACATTTCTCAAGAATTTCAAGGAGCATCTATTGATCTTATTCAAAATATTGATGAATACATTAAATTAAATGAAACTACCAATTTATCCGAAAGTGTTACTCTCGGTACAGACTTAGGATTTACTGATGATATTGTTTATGTAGATTTATCTTCTTCTGAAACAGGAACTGATGGATTTCCAGATTCATATGGATTATTACAAATTGATGAAGAAATTATTACATATACTGGAAAAACATTTTCATCATTTACTGGATGTATTAGAGGTTTTTGTGGAATAACAACATATGTCACTGAAAATAATCCAGAACAATTAACTTTTTCAACATCAAGCGCAGATGAACATCTTGGAAGTTCTTATGATTCCTCTGGGCAAATATCAGTTTCAGGAACAAAAATAAAAAATCTTAGTATATTATTTTTAAAACAATTTTTAATTAAAACAAAACATTTATTTTTACCAAAATTGGATGGTAAAAATTTAACAGAGGGATTAAATGAAAATCTTTTTATAAAACAATCAAAAGATTTTTATCTGTCAAGAGGAACTGATAGATCTTTTGAAATATTATTCAAGGCTTTGTATAATGAAAATGTAAAGGTTATAAGACCAAGTGAATATTTAATAACTCCATCAAATGCAGATTATCGAATTACAAATGATTTGGTTGTTGAAAGTATTTCAGGAGATCCTTTAAAACTTATTAATTCAGTTCTTTATCAAGATACTTATGGAGATTCCTTTTTCAAATCATATGCACCTATCACATCTGTAGAAAAAGTAATTTCTGATCTTGGACAAATATACTATAAAATTAGTTATGATGCCGGATATAATAGAAATTCCGGAGTTGACGGATCTTTGTATGGAAGTTTTTCTGTTCATCCCAAAACAAAAGCAATAGGTCAATATCAATTATCTTATCTTAATTTTATTGTAACTGTAACATCAAATCCAGGAACACCTCCTCCAAATAATGTTTTTGTAATTGACGGTATAACACAACAAAATCTAAATTTAATAAAAGGAAACACATATAGATTTGATTTGTCAAGTTCTAGTAACATTGGACATCCTTTAATATTTCAAAAAATATCCGGAGAAAGTCTTTCTTCAACATATTATACAACTTCATCTAATGGATCTCCAGGAACAATAGGATCTTTTGTTGATTTGATCATTGCATCAAATGCACCAAATGAAACTATAAAATATAATTGCTCAAATCATAATGGAATGGGAGCAAACATTGATGTAATAGATTATTATATTGGACAATTTAAATC